CTTTGTTCACTACAGGTTCGTACCAGGCTTTAGTTTCTATGGATTTGGTCTCATGCACTTTTTAGGAAACTTAACTATGACTGCTACTGCAGCCATGAGAAGTTTAGTGGATGCAGGTCAGTTCGCAAACTTACCAGGAGGATTCAAAGCAAAGGGTGTAAGAATTGTTGGTGACAACGATCCTATATCACCAGGTGAGTTTAAAGAAGTTGAAGCTACAGGACAAGATCTTAATAAGGCTATAGTGTCTCTCCCATATAAAGAGCCTTCCTCAACTCTGTTCAATATGCTTGGCTTCATTACTCAAGCAGGTCAAAAGTTTGCTGATAGTACAGAACAAATTGTTTCTGACGCAGCATCTTATGGACCTGTGGGTACAACAATGGCATTACTAGAAGCATCAAGTAAATTCTTCTCTGCTATTCACAAGAGATTACACAAATCTCAAAGAGATGAATTTAAAATACTTGCCCAGATAAACTATGATTATCTACCTTCTGAGTATCCATATGAAGTACCTTTTGCTGATAAGAATGTTCTTAAACAAGACTTTGATGGTAGAGTAGATGTGATACCAGTATCAGATCCTAACATTCCATCAAACGCACATAGGATGATGATTTCGCAGATGGCATTACAAATGGCACAGCAATCACCTCCTGGTATGTTTAATCTTGAAGCACTTAATAGAACAATATTAACTGCTGCTAATTTGCCTAATATGGAAGAAATACTTCCACCTAAAAAGGAACCACAAAAATTAGATCCTGTATCTGATATAATGGCTGCAACTAAAGGTATACCTATTGCAGCATTTCCAGGACAGAACCATGACTCACATATACAAGTAAAGATGATGTATCTACAAGATCCACAAAATGGTGCTAATCCTATAATGGCTAGATTAAAACCAATACTAGAAGCAAACATACAAGAACATTCTGTATTAAAGTATCAAGAACAAATGAATGGTATGGCAAGAGCTGCAATGGAACAACTACCACCAGATCAACAACAGAATCCTCAAGTTGCTGAAATGGCTATGGCTACTGCAGCACAACAAGTATTAAATGCAAATCAAATGGGACAAGCTCAATCACCTGAACAACAAATGGTAGCTCTTGAACAAGCTAAAGTAGAATTAGAAAAACAAAAACTACAACAAGAAGCTGCTAAATATTCTGCAGACTCTGCATTAGATGCACAGAAATTAGAATTAGAAGAAGCTAAGTTAATGGTTGCTGCAGGTAAATCTGGTCAAGATGCTATATTGAAAAAAGAGAAAGCAGATCTTGATAGAGCTTCAAAAGAAACAATGAAGTCTTTAGACTTATTAGCTAAGACAACTATGGCAGAAGAAAAGAATGCTATAGACATGGAAAAAATTCGTATAGCTGCTTTAACCAAAGTAGCTGGTATGGATGATCTTGATGACAGACAAAGAAGTTTTAAACTTATTGATGTTATGATGGATTTATTAAAAGAAGAAATGAAAGGAGATGATCAGTAATGCCAATGGGAAATAAACCATACCCTGTAAAAAAGGGTGTAACTAATGGGTATCCAACTCACGTAAAAAATGGTGATGGTGGCATGTATGGAGATTATACTAAAGATAGTTATCCTGTTGCAGGTAAAATGCAATTAAGAGGAGCTTTAAATGAGTATGATCAAAGTGCTTGGAAATACCCAGAACCAACTAAAGGGAGAAGATAGTATGTGGAAATCACCAGTCGTAAAAGAAATATCTGTAGGACTAGAGATTAATTGCTATGCATGTGCAGAGATTTAATTAATTCATGGATATATGGGATGAGGTTGTTAAAGAATATAATGACGAACTCAATAAACTAAGATTAAATGTCTCTGGTGGGCAAGCAGATTCTTTTGCTCACTATAGGCAGCTCGTAGGACTTGTTCAAGGTATTGAATGGTCTCGTAATAAATTAACTGAAGTAGTTAAGAAAAGACTATACGAAGAAGAGGATGACTAATGCAACAGGCACATTTAGGTAAATCTATAAAGAACGATATGTGGATTACAGAAGAAGAAGACGAAAGTACTCCAGATGTCTTACCTGAACTTCCAGGTTTTCATGTACTCGTAAGACCTGTATCAATAAAAGAAAAAACTAAGGGTGGTATACTACTACCAAATTCAACTAAAGATGACATGTCGTATTTAACAACTATAGGTGAAGTTATTAAAATAGGTGATCTTGCTTATAATGATAATGAAAAATTTCCTAAAGGACCTTGGTGTCAATTAGGAGATTATGTTTGCTATGCTAAACATGCTGGTCAAAAGATACAATACAAAAATGTTAAGATGATTTTATTGTATGATGATCAAGTTATTATGAAAGTACAAGATCCAAAGTTTTTAGATCCTACTTTTAATTTAACTAAATATAGTAGTTAAGTTGCACTATAAAAATTTTTAGTGTATAATATATGATATAAGATACGTAAGTCGTATGTCTCGTAAACAACGAAAGGTAACAAAATGGCACAAGAACAAGAAGGATGGAGTGAAGTAGAAACTAAAGCTCCAGAACAACCAAAAGTAGAATATGAAGTAGAAGGTGAAGAAGATGAAAAAGTTGAAACTCCTTCGCCTGTTGAAGCAAAAGAGGAAGTTAAATCAGAGGAAGCTCCCAAAGAAGACTCTCCACCAGAACTTGAAGGCGTAGATACTAAAGGAGCTCAAAAAAGAATACGTCAATTAGTTAAGCAGCGTAAAGAAAGAGATGAAAAACTTGCTGAACTAATGAGACAAAATGAAGAGTTAAGTAGTAAATTACAAAATACAGAGCATCAGTTTAAAACTGTTAATAAATTAAGTTTAGACTCAAGTGAAAAACAAATAACAGATAAGTTAGAACTTGCAAGAAATGCTTATAAGTCTGCTCACGAAGAAGGTGACTCAGCTAAAATACTACAAGCTCAAGAGTTTTTGAACGAAGCACAAAATGATTTAAAATCATTGACTGCTACAAAACAACAATTTGAACAACAACCTGTACAACAACAAGTACAGCAACCACAATATCAACCCCAACCTACTCCTGATCCAAGAGCAGCAGAATGGGCACAAAAAAATGAGTGGTTTGGTTCAGATCAAGTTATGACTGCAGCATCTTTAGCAATAGATGGTCAGTTAAAAGAAGAAGGATTTAATCCTACAGATCCAGAGTATTATACTGAAATAGATCGTAGGTTAAAAGAAACATTTCCTCATAAGTTTGCAGCACAAGCTGCTACAGGTGGGGAAGTTCGCCAGCAGGTAGAAGCGTCAAAACCTGCTCAAGTGGTTGCTGGAGCATCTCGCAGCTCTCCAGGTTCCAGTAAAAAGGTTAAGCTGTCAAAAGAAGATATTAGACTAGCTAACAAATGGGATATACCACTTGAACAGTATGCTCTTGAAAAACAAAAGTCTGAACAGGCTGATGGAGAGTATACAACAATTAATATGCAGCGTGGAGGAAGAAAATAATGACACGAATTAATAATACACGTAGTTCTGATTTAAGAGAAAACAACGCTAGAGAAGAAGTTGAATACACATTTGAAGAGCAAGATGTTCTTCATATTCCTGAAGCAGTAACACAGCGTTTCGCCAACGAAGGTATGACACTTGGGTGGGTAAGAATGACACTTAAAGGTGAAGATGACGTAAAACATTTAGGCAAGAAACTGCAAGAAGGATGGGTATTTGTTGACTTAGCTGAAGTTCCTGAAATGAGTGCAACCTCTTTCGTGAGAGAGGAAGGTAGATACGCAGGGGTAGTCTGTCGTGCTGACGTAGGATTAGCAAAAATCCCAACTGGTAGATACGAAGCTAGAAGTAAGTTTTACAGAGATAAAAGTAAAGCCATGAACGAAGCTATTGAAGCTCAACTTATGGGTTCTAATAATTCTCGTATGCCTATTTCTAATAACAGTAAATCAAAAGTGGTAACAGGAAGACAACCTAACTTTCAGGATTAATCCTTTTATTGCTTATTATTAATTAATAAAGGAGAAAGAATATGGCTTCAGTTGATAGTCCTAGAGGACTGGTACTGGCAAGAAAAAATGGCTCAGGTTCTAACTCTACTGGTGTTACTATGATTCCTGTTGGGGATAACATAAGCCCAATAGTTCCTTCAGCAGCATTGCCTACAAGCATGTTCACAGGAGATCCTATAGCAATTTATAGTTCAGGCACAATTATACCTACAGGTGCTAATACAACTATAAAAACTGCAGGAGTTTTCCAAGGATGCAGCTATGTAGACAGTAATGGTGATCAACAATTCAGTAGACATTGGACAGGTGGTTCAACAGCAACAGACATTCAATTACATGTTTGTACTGATCCAGCTCAAACATACTTTATACAAGCAGATGGTGCTGTAACAGCAGCAGCAGGCTTTGGTGCAGGTACTTACAATGGTGTATGGACTGCAGGAGCAGGTTCAACAAAAACAGGTAATAGTGGCTATGAGTTAGACGCATCTGGACCTGTGCTAACAGATGTTAATATGAGAGTAATACGTAGAGCTCCATGGGATACAGCAACAAGTTCATCAGCAGGTGAAACTGATGATTATCCATGGTATGAAGTACGTATCAATAATCATATTGATAATTATACAACAGCAACTATTTCAACAGCTTAATAGGAAAGGAATAATTAAATGGCTATTAATAGAGCAAGTATTGCCAAAGAGCTACTTCCTGGACTAAATGCAGTTTTTGGAATAGAATATGGCAGCGTAGATGAAGAACACAAACCATTATACGAAATAGAAAACTCAGACAGAGCATTTGAAGAAGAAGTACTCTTCACAGGCTTTGGTGCTGCACCTGTTAAAGGTGAGGGTGCTGCTGTAGTTTATGATGATGCATCAGAAAGTTATACTTCAAGGTATACTAACGAAACTGTAGCATTAGCATTCGCAGTAACTGAAGAAGCTATGGAAGATAATTTATATGATACTTTTGCAAAACTAAGAGCAAAAGGATTAGCAAGAGCTATGGGAAGTACAAAACAGCAAAAAGCTGCTGACTTGTACAACAATGGCTTCGCAACAAATCAAGGTGATGGTGTACCAATGTTTAGTGCAGCACACCCAGTTGTAGGCTCTGGAACAGTAACTAACATTACTACTGCAGCAGCTATAGCTGAAGGTACTATTGAAGCAGCAATCATTCAGATACAAAAAACTACTGATGATCGTGGCATCCTTATAGGTGCTTCAGGTGTTTCATTACACGTACCAACAGATCTAATGTTTACAGCAGATGTACTTCTAAACACACCAGGCACTACTGCAGGTGTATTAGGAACTGCAAATCACTTTGCAAACAATGACATCAATGCTATAAGACATCTAGGTGTTTTACCTGATGGATTCTATGTGAACAGAAGATTTACAGATGTAAATGCATGGTTCATTAAAACAGACGTACCAAATGGTACTAAAATGTTTAATAGAACTCCATTACAAACTAAAATGGAACCAGATTTCGATACTGGCAACTTACGATTCAAAGCACGTGAAAGATATTCTTTTGGTGTTTCTGATTGGAGAAGTTGGTTTGGAAATCAAGGAGCCTAATTATAAATATTGGAGGAGAGTAGAAATATTTTCC